GGTGGTAAGCGTGATGGTGCTAATATGGCTGTTATGGATATCCGACATCCAGATATTTTAGAATTTATTCGCTGTAAGTCCGTAGAAGGCGATATTCATAACTTTAATATTTCAGTTGGGGTTGATTCCAATTGGATGAAAGCCGTAGAAAACGATATGGAATATGATTTAATTGACCCAAGCACTAATCAAGTAACTGGACAGTTAAATGCTAGAGAAGTATTTAATGAGATTGTGCAAGGAGCATGGAAAAACGGGGAGCCCGGTATGATATTTTTAGACAGGGTTAACGAAGATAACCATGTGACTGAGCAATATGGGAAAATGATTGCTACAAACCCTTGCGGAGAACAACCATTACTTCCTAATGAATCATGTAATTTGGGTTCTATTAATTTAGCTAGATTTTACCAACATAATATTAGAACTAAAAATTGGCAACAGAAAATTAACTGGGAAAAGTTACAAAAAATAACTAGGACTGCAGTACACTTTTTAGATAATGTTATTGATGCGAATGAATATGCTACTAATGATATTGAAACTATGACAAAGTCTACTCGCAAAATTGGCTTAGGCGTTATGGGATTTAGCGATTTGTTAATCCAATTAAAAATTCCATATAATAGCGGGGAAGCTAGAGAAGTAGGTAATCAACTTATGCAGAAGATTACAAGATGGGCAAATGAACAATCTATAGAGTTAGCTGAACAGCGTGGAGAATTCCCTGCTTGGACCCCAACAACTTTTGTAGACGAAAATGAGGAGTCTATTCATTATAGAAACCATTGCAAAATGACTGTAGCCCCTACAGGGACGATTAGCATGATTGCTGACTGTGCTAGTGGGATAGAACCTACATTCGCATTGGCATGGAAGAAACAAAACATATTAGAAGGCAAGACCTTACACTATGTAAACAAGTATTTAGAACAAGAGCCTTTTTACTCTGAAGCTTTGTTAGAACATTTAGCCGCTGGCGGTACTTTAAGTGACGCAGATGAGTCATTTAATATTCCAGATTGGGCTAAAGAAATATATATAACGGCTCCTGAGATTGCTCCTGATGACCATGTACTAATGCAAGCTGCTTTTCAACACCATGTTGACGCAGGCATCTCAAAGACTATAAACTTTGATAACAGCGCTACCCCTGCCGATGTCGAACAAGCGTACTTCTTGGCTTGGAAAAGCGGTTGCAAAGGTATAACGGTATACAGAGCGGGGAGTAGAGAAAAAGAGGTACTCGTTAAAGGAACTACCGAACAAGAAGAAGAGCCATGTTGTGACACACCACAAATAGTACAGGATAGTGGCTGTGAGACATGCAAGAGCTGTGGATGGAGTGCCTGTACAATAGCATAAGAAAAGGAGAAGGACATGGTAAGTAGAGAAAAGTTATACGCAGAAACCTTTTGGACTATAGAGGACATTAGAAAACTTAGAGAAGAACTGGGATATACTCATGAACATGAATGGGATGATGCTGCATATAGAGACTTTTTAACTAAAGTAGAGAAAGATTTAGTTACGGTTATGCAATTTAATGCATCTAGATTTTTAACATCATTGTTGAAAGAATATCATTTCTATGATGAGAACCGTTCCGGGATTAAGGAGAGTTAAATGTTAGGCGGAGTACTACAAGGTAGAGAACAGCAATGGGTAGCTACAAAAGACGAAACAACTAATACATGGCGTATCCTTAATACATGGCATGAAAGTTTGAAAAGCATGGACCCCGAAGAAGATATACCTGACGATAGTCCAGCCGTAACTATAGTTACTGAAGGAGCTTTTATAGCATTGTTTAGGGAAGCAGCTCGTTTAGGTGTCATTGAAAATGCTTCGTTTGGAGATAATTCAGAGGATTATGAGATTGAATTAGATGCTAAAGATGAAATAATTTCTACTTTAAAATCCGAGTTAGCATCCAAACAAACTGTACTTGAGTCCAAACCAGCGTTTTCTGAAGCTAGACTTTTTAAATTAGAGATAGCAGATAAGATGATGAAATTAGCCGGGTTAGACAATGTATCTGATATACCATTAGATTAGTTCCGAAAAATCTGAAAATTTGAGTAAAATATAAAGATAGATATATATCTTTATAGTAATGTAGTGAGGACTAAGTAATGAAGTTATCCGATTACTTACCAGAAGTGCCTGCTATGGCACAACAAATGGTAGACTTTAACAGTCAAATTAACATGTTACAGTTAATGAAAGCTGCTGGAGATACTGGCTCAGCGCCAACGATTGGTTTAGACCATGTTGTTAATACATGGGTACGCCATCAAATGGCATACAGACAACAATTAGTTATGGACTTACAAACTATTGCCATGTCTGTTGAAGAAATTCGAGGTCCCTTAAACCACATTACTAGTGAGGTATTTAGGCGTGGCTTTGATTGGAAGCCTAAAAAAGACGATGCCGATTCTAAACAATTAGAAGTTTTTAAAGAGTTTCTTAGAGATTGTAATGTATTCGACCAAAGTTTAGAAGAGGTTTTTAGACAGTTCCATTTCGATTTAAACTCCATAGATGATGGTTTTATTTATATTGCTAAAGAGTATATGGTGGATGATGAAGATAAACTTCATTCTAAAGTAAAAGAAATTAGAAGATTAAATCCAGCATTAGTTGAATTTGATTTAGACCAAGCAGGATTGCCAAAAAATTATCATTTCCTATGTCCAATACATAGGGAAGAGATACAAGAAAGTCAAGATACATGTACTGAACCTGATTGTAAACAACAAACTATTCCAGTAATGTATAAATATTATCACAGGAATAAACATATATATTTCTTTGATTCAGAAATTATCCATCTTTCTAAGTTTTCCCCATCTGAAACCTATGGTTGGAGTCCTATATTAACTATTTTTGAAAAGGCTTTAACCTTAATAGGTATGGACAAAAACCTTTATAGGTATTTCTTTGAAAGAAAAATGCCTTCAGCTATGATGATGGTATTTACAGACGACCCTGAAAGTTTAAGAAGGGAGCGTTCTAACTTAGCCGCACAAACTAGATTAGACCCTAACTTTATTCCTATGGTAGCTGTGTCATCTAAGACAAATCGAGGTAGAGTAGACATGGTTAGACTCTTTCATACTCTCCAAGAGATGGATTATTTGCCCGTTAGAGATGAAATTAGAGAAAGGGTTGCGGCTATGTGGGGAGTTACTCCTGCGTGGCAGGGTTCCCCAGAAGCCTTTGGAGGACTGTCTACCCAAACACAACAACTTGTAGTTATGTCTAGGGTTGTAGAAGGTGACCAACGACTATTCCATGAAAAAGTTTTACCTAAATTATTAGAGGCTTTTAACATTACAGATTGGGAATTGTCTTTGAGAGTTCCTGAAGAGAAGGCAGAAGCTACACGAATTTCCTTTGCACAACAAAGAGTAGCTATTGCTGGTCAAATGAATAGTATGGGCTTTACCGTTAAACTTAAAGACGAAGGTGTTATTTTAGAAGACATGCAATTTATTGTTGAAGGTGAATCTGCCCCTGTAGCTCAGATATCTGCTGAACAACAATTGTTATCACTACAACAACAAATGCAACAACAAGAGCAAATGGAACAGCAACAACAAATGCAGCAAGCTATGCAAGAAGCTACTGGCCAAGGGGGAGGTGGTGAAGATGAACCTATTCAAAAGGCTATGCCTACTGAAGAACGTGATATCGACCAGTGGGCTGAGGACCGTGATAGTAAAGGCGAAGATAGGGAATGGGGCATCCGAAGATTCGGAGGCCGCCCTAGAAAAGGTTACGATAAAAGAGTAGTTAAATCTACTACATGGGTTAGTAACTTAATGGACCAAGGTTTTGGAACTCCGATTATTAAAGAGGTTAGCGAAGACGGTAAACAATTATGGTTTATCTCCGATGGTGTAGATTACGTTGGTAATGTGTTAACAAATGGAAATGTGTTTGTAGAAAAAGCTAAATTTGCAAACCCTAGTATTTCGTATGCACCTTCACAAACTAATAAAAAACGAGTAGAACCTGATAATGTTCAAGGTGAGCCTTATACAGGGGACGTTATAGAGAACATGGAGGAATAAGATGCCTGTAGAACGCCGAGGTGAAAAATGGTATTGGGGCAATCAAGGCCCATTTGATACACGAAAGAAAGCTCAAGATGTACAAAGGGCTGCACACGCTTCCGGATATCAAAAAACATTACAGAAAATTTCTACGGGCGCTCGACAAGAGGGTCCTAAACCTAATATGGCAAATAGTCCTAAAGGATTAAAACATTTATTTAAACAAGATATGTACTTTCAATCCGAAGTAGATTATCGTATGGCTACCCATGCTGAATATGACCGAAATGAAAAATGCGATTCATGTTTCTTTTGGAAAGATAACGGAGCATGTCATATTGTATATGGAAGTATTGAACCTAACATGTGGTGTAATCATTGGCAACCTGCTCCATTATTACAAAAAGAAGATGGTGGAGGCGGAGACGGTGGCGGCGGCGGCGCATTAGCCGGAGGAGGAACCGTTTTTACTTCTACAAATTCGGGTATTTTAAACCTACAT